AACGAAGATAGCGCTACCGATTGAGAACACATCCTGCACAAACCCCAGTGAAATTCTCCTGCGCTCCAGAGAAGAAATGCTGACCCGGTTTACCAGTCCCACGATGTTGGTAACGCCGGCAATGTCAGGGTCACCGGAGTCATAGTTCAAAACAAACCGGTCGCCTATCTTCATGTCCCAGGCGCGGCTGTCGCAGACCATGGTTCCGCTGAAGGCGGGGGAGCAGATGGAATTCAAATGCTGCTGTGCTCGCTTGTTGGCGACCGCTCCGTCGCTGAACATTGTCAGGTCCATTTCAACAGTCGACTCTTGGTTCGTCATGAACAAGCCAGCCGTGCTGAATACAGAACTTTTTCTTGTCGGGTAATTGTCAGAACGCTCGGTGAAAGAATAGTTGACCCGGTTAACCAGAGAGTAAACGGTTTGACGCTGCAGGCCGTCGATCTGCACAACGTTGCTGCGGTCAAAAACAGGAAGATCACCGATAACGTAATCGTCGCGCAAAAGAACCAGTTCAACTTTTCCTGAGTTGGGGTTCTCTCGCAGAATTCCGTTTATGTGGAAGAGCACGTCTTCGATCAAATCTTTTGACCCGGTGTCGCGCTGCCACTGAAAATTTATACCCATGTTCTCGGCGTAAAGGGTAGCTCCGGCCGCCAGGAAGGAAGCAAGATCAACTTCGTAATCCTCCAGGCGCGGTACGATGAGTCCACTTGAGAACGGAATGTATTTTCCGGTTAGCAACTCATAGATAACTTCTGCAGGGTTGGCTCCTGAAGGTAGGATGTGCATGTTGCTGGCCAGGCCCAGGTGGGCAGGATAGCGCTCCAGTACTGGGGATATTTGAGGTACCGAGGGGGTTTCCCCTATCAATCCTGAGCGGTAATGGCGGGACGTAGTCGCAAAACCTCCACCCGTGGCCGTGTTGCCCGTGGGCCCTTCCAGGATTAACTTACACAGACCTAGATGGCGGTATCCGTAAGGAGCCACCGGAAAACCTGCTACGGCCGCCATGTAGGGTGAAACGGTCTGGGTCATAGACCCGCTTTTAAATGCGCAATTAAATAATACCCCTCCCCCGTTTTTCTTACCCCCGAACAAGCCTTGATTGTTAACTCGGAATCCTGAGTCGGTAGTTACACTTCCTACCCAAGCCTGCTTGTCCTCAAACCACAACTCGCTGAGCTTATCCACCTTACCCCAACAAAGAGCCAGCTCCATCCCTATGTAATACTGGAACCCAACAGTAACGTTTTTGTGGTTTGAAATCCCCTTTTTAACCTTCTCGGTTAGTTTCTTAGTCGCCAAGTCCCCATACCAGGTCAGGTTAGCGCCCTTAACCAAAACCTTCCCAACGATGTAGGGGATAGCTCGATCTTCCGTAGCGGTAGGAAAGTCAAAGTCATCAAGCCCTTTCGCTTTCAGGGCAGACTTTGGGGTTCTGGCCGTCAACTCAATCAGGGCAATAGAAACCACCAACTGAACAATTGCGTAAATTATCCAAGCGGGCCATACCATCAGTAATTCCTCAATCCATACCGGTTATGAAAACGTTTTTGCTCGGGATGTTGAACTTGAAAATATGGTCCAGATTTCCAAGTTCAGCGCAGCGGGAATAGGAGCGGTTGCACCCTCTGTAAACTCTGACATTACTGCCCACTACCATTCCGTCCATCGGGTAGATAAGGGTCAGTACTGATCCAGCCTGCGCGATAATATCGCGCCAGTCTCCGTCTCCGAACCGCATCATGCCGGAAACAAACTGCCCGTCCATCCCAGAAATACCTGAAACGGTAATAGCCTGGCCGGTGATAGCGATAACTGTCACGTTGAACTCGTTAGCTTCCAGACTGAGATCACACCCCGCCTTGTAAACCAGATGCTGGCACGTGTTACCAAACCGATACGGCAGACCATTTCTGCTTAGAATTTTAAGGCGCTGCTCACACACGATGCGCGCCAATCTGGTTTTGCTGTCCGCATCTTCAGAGGTTAAAACGTTCGTCACCCTTCCTGACCAGATAACTTTAAAGTCAAGGTCTGGGTCATTTACAAACCCCAGCAGGATTTGAACGGTCATGGGCGACGAGGGGAAAAATGTTTTGTAGATCTGGGCTACCGGGTGATTGGCGGGTACCACTATCTCTAAATTGGAGGAAGACTCCAAGGTTCCCTCTGTAGTGAAATCAGGGATGTCCATGGTTATATCAGAACGGTAAACTTCCCCGCCGTAAATGATCTGACGTTCTGAAGTGGTGTAGGTGTAGGTGGAAGCGCCCCTGGCGTACTTGACCAGGTAACACATCACTCCCCCGCTTCTGTCCGATATGAAATCCGCCAGCATTACAATCCTTCCTCGTTCAAATTAAGGCAGGGAAGGGTGGTTTCCGCTACCTCGGGGGTGTATCGGGTTATTGAAATTGCGTCGCTGTCCAGCCGGGCCAGGTACATATAGGACGCGTGCGAAAGGTCCACCAGGTTAACGGTAGAAGCGAAATTAGCGTCCAGCGTCAGGATCATGTCGTTAGCTTCACCCGGCTCCACGGCGATGATGGTGCCCATCAGTGAGGTTCCGTTCTTAAGGTACACGACAATGTTTCTGTGGTTTCCGGAACTGAACAGCAACGCAATCTGTGGCCGGTATTCAACGAACAAAAACGGTGTACCTATTTCGAAGCCGTCAGTGAAGGTGAAATCTTTTCTGCCGCTAGGCAGGTAGAAAGGATTCAGTCTCCCTTTCCGTCTGCCGAGGAAGGCTTTCATGTTGGCTATCTGGCTGCGACTGACGGACGTAATCACGTACTCAGAAGAGAACGGATTATCCACTGATTGATACCCGACGCTCACTCCGCCGAATTCCTTGTGCATGAACCCTGAGCGCTGAATGATAGTAGTCCTTCTGCCCTCTCTCCAGTTGTGCTCGAAGGGGAACACTTCAATTCCCTTGTAGGTGAGCGCTACTGTTTTGGTAGGAATCCAAACGCCCAGGCTGGACGGGTCTGACTCCCAATTAAGCGTCAGGTTAAGAACTTCTCGGGTTATTTCCTGAATGGAAACATCAGACATCAGCCGCATGGTCAAGGTAGGAAACACCTGAGTGCGAGCTGGCCAGCTGTTACCGAGGTTAGCGGTGAGCGTTATAAGGTCGGTGATAGTGTCAATCGCGTCGATGTAGGCAATTTCAAATTGACCCTCGCCGCCGTACAAAACCACGGAACGCCCAACCTGCCAGGGAAGGTCAGTGGTCTCCACCTGGATCTGGTTTTGTCCTGCGGCCGCGTTCGCTGCCAGGTAGGTTTGCTCCTGCCATTGGCTGACGTCAAAAGTCTTGGTCATCCACCCCAGCAGATCTTCCCGCAGGAAGAAAGATTCACTGCCAATGACGGTGTAGGTTCCTTCCAACGTTACCTTTGGGTCACTGCGCAAACCGACACGGGTTTCCGTTGAGTTGAGCGTGCGGGCGATGCTGGTGTAGTAGCTGATAGTCTCCACCAGCGGACCCGCCCCATTCATCGCATACTGGAATCCCAGCGTGCGAATGCCTGTGAAGGTAAGATCGAATTCATCGCCGCCGATGTAGAAAGTGAAACTCCCCGCAATCGAGCTGGGGCCACTTATGGTCGCTACCACGGTAAAAGTAGCTGTGGCCAGCGCGCCTATAACAAACGGCAGGGCAGAAGGCGGCGTCAGGGTGACCCCTACTGCGGGGGTCACATCCAGAATGGACAGCATCTTGGGGATGATGCTGGGGTTGTACACTGTGAACGTAATTGTTTTTTCGTCGGTGACGGTTCCAAAATCCAAAGCGGTTGGGGTGAAAACCGGGTCGCCGTAGAAGGGGGCGCTGAAGCCTTCCCCTTCGATGCTGTAAGCCTGCCAATTTACCCCTGCAATGGAGACGTTGTCTTTTACCGTGATGGCCGTGGTGTAGGGGACGGCGTCCGAAACGTCCACGCCGTCGCCAGGCGGCATATTGGCCTGGGTGTCCCACCAGGAAGGGTGGCCTGAGCCTACCCACCCCGCGTCACCGTAAAACTCAGAGCTGAACGGATCGTAAACCGTTATAACGGCCATGAATTAAATTTCCCGGTAAGCGATGGCCCAGTTTCCGGAGCCGGGAGCGACAAGGCTGGTGTCCGTCGTCACCCTTGAAAAAAGAGGGAACACTCGCCAGTCCGTGTGGATCAAACTGGCGTTTGGCATGTCGTCAGTCATGCGTAGGAACGTCACTCTAGGCACCCTACCTAACACATAAACAGAGTCAGCAGGTGAAGTTACCCCTCTCATCAGCAGCACGGGAACCATCGGGGTTCTCCAGGTCGAGGTCGAGGGCGCGTACCTCAACAGGCTACTCATTGGGTGGCTTTCTGTTGTTAGACTTAAACTGACGTCGGCTGAACTCATCGACATGAAAAGGGAGGTAGAGGTTAGGGAGCTGCCGTAAAGTTCGTTTCCGGTGCTCCAAAAATCTGCACTGGCTGTAGTATTTGCCATGCGGATGTACGTTTCAGGTTGGTAGGCCATATTGCCTGTCCATTGCCCGCTGAATATGGCCCCAGTCCTGTCGTAGGAAGAAGTTATGGTTGCGCTCCAGTTGTACCAGTTACTAGACAGGGAAGAGGCGCAGTTGGCGGAAAGATATTCTCCTCCCGTCCATGTCCCCTGTTTGGTAAGCACTCCAAAAGATATATGCCCGTAAATTCCAGAAGAAAGCTCCAGAACTCCGTGCACGCAGGTTCCGTCAGTGTAAAGCCAGTGGCTGGCAAAGGCGCCAGTAAATCCATAGTTGGCCATGACTGTGAAACGCGTCTGAGCTGTAGCCACTAACTGTGCTGGAGTCAGGGAAGTACTAGCAATGTTGACCCCAGCTGTAGGGTTTCCGTAGGCCATGTGCGCTCTTATACCCACAACCCCAGGAGCTGAAGTGCCCAGCTGCGCAGTACTGGCGTGCATGGTCCAATAAATTCCCCCCTTAGATACAGTGCGAATGTTCACGCTACCTGACCCTGCAGAAGATTGGACGGTTGTTTGCGCGGTGAATCCAGCGTTAGCGACTGCGAAGGCCAACAAAGAAGTAATGAAAGCGTCCAGGGTTGAGGAACTACCGACGGCAAAAGTCATGTTTCACTCCATTACCAAACCAGCAAAAGAAAATTTATCCGACATATAAACGCTGGGAAAAACTGTGTGAGATTTACCCCCTTGGGTGAAGGTATCCTCCGCGCCTACCCCGGTGTATTGAAGGGCATGAACCCCATCGAGCACCCCAAAAATATTGGTCGGAGCAACGCGTTTTATCGGTATGCACGGCCACAGGGCTCTTGATCCGTCGGCATGGGCTGCTTGCGCTATGTTGAAAGCATAGGGCCACATAATTCCGTCCACCGTGGAGGGGGCCCCCGATCCGCTGTGCCCCGCCACCTCGATCCAGGCGCCTGCGGTGTCCCGAATGTACGCGCAGGTACCGCCTGGATTCCAGAAGGAGCCCACCACTCCAGTAGCTTGCGTGTAGTTGTGACTCGTCCCGCTCTGATGAGACCCGCCAACATAAAGCGGATACGGGTACTCAGCCGGAGTCGCCCACGGCAGAATAAACCCGCCATACAAACTCATGTAATAGGTGGAGACCTTGGCGATAATCATGAATCGCCGGCCGTTCGCCAGGAACCAATACGGAATGCTGGCGTTGCGAAGTGCCATTCCGCACACCGGGGAAATGCCTGGCTGGTTGTCGTTGGTCAGTACCGAGTTATACGAAACAAACCCGTGACAGTCCCAACCATAATTAGACCCAGATTCGACAGAGCGGAGGCGGACATGGATCTGGTCAGCAGAGGCCAGACCAGGACCGCGCAGGAGGTGGTCGTTATGTCCTCCTGCCGCCACTGTCCTCAGCACGGTCCACTGCTGGCTTCCCGATACCAATGAAGCGTTGGTAGTCAGGAAGGTTATGAAATCCGCCAGCATGGTTTTGTAGTCTGTGGCGGTTCCGGTAACGATGGCCATTCAGTTTTCCTCAGTTGTTCAGCAATGCTTGGAAGCGGGTTCTGTCAGCCTTGACCGCATTGAAAAGCTCGTTTCTGCTGCTGGGTTTTTTCAGCCCCGCGCTGGTCTGCGAATCAGCATCCACCAGGTTGTTCACTGTCAGCTGGATCGGGGCCTGCTGTACCGCCTGCGCCACGGCAGCGCCCTGCTTGGTTGTTTCCTGCTGTACAGTATTGACCATATTCACGCTTTGAGCTGCAGAAGGGGACACCATTCCGCCTTGGGCCATCTTGAACAGGCTGCCGGAGTTGGCCGCATGCACGAAGTTGGACCCCAGGCTGCTGGTAGCGCGAGCGTTGAGCACCGACTCGCCGCTGGACAGTGCCACCGGCTTGCGCTTTCCTCCCCGGCCCAGGATAACGCCCGGCACGGAATCCGATGTGCTGGTACCCCGGCCCTTGATGATACCGCCA